CCGACTGGGCGCGGGGCGCCGCTCCGGACGGGTGCCGACACCGGCCGGGGACCGGACTCCTCTCCCGCCCCGGCCGGGTCGGCAGGTTCTCGGGCAGCAGGGCAAGGGGTTCGGGGAAGTGCTCTGCGTCCTCTGCCCGAGAGAGGTCGAGCCGCGGCGACTCCGCAAAGTTCCGCGGCTCGCGGTGGGACGGTAGAGCCGGGACACCTGCCCGTCCCGGCTCCCGTCCCACCTTCTTTCACGAAGGTCGGTGAGGGGGAACCGCGATGGTGAGAGTCGACGCCCACAACCCGCGCCCCCATCCGGCGCGCGCCGCGTTGCAGTACCCGAACCCGCGCATGCTGCCGGGGGACGGGAAGCACCTGCCGGCGACGGTGATCGTCGAGCTCGATGACATCACCTTCACGTTCTCCGACCTCGACGTGCTCTCCGAAGTCGCGGACGCGTTGGTCGAGGCGCACGGGCTCCTCCACGGGGCGCTGCACCCGGAAGCCGAGACTCGCAGTAGTTGCGGAGGCCGAGGTTGTCGACCCCTCGGGCCTCCTCGCGCTCATCGGCGCCGCGCGCGCCGCCCTTGCCGAGGTCGTCACGGTGGAAGACGCGAAGTCGGCGCGCGACCAGTTCGAGGCGCTCCGATACGCGGCCCGTCAGGCGGGTGCGGCGCTGGAGTTGCAGAACCAGTGTGCGTTGGGGAAGTTGCAGGCCGAACGTCGTGCCGGTGCCCTCCTCGCCGCGATGCCGAAGGCCGTGAACCAGCACGGTGGTCCTAACACGCTGTCAGGGGCAGGCATCACCTACGCCCAGTCGTCGCGCTGGCAGCAGGTCGCCAGCATCCCGGAGTCGAGGTTCGACGAGTGGGTCGCCGAGACGATGGCGGCAGGTCGCGAGCTGACGAGTATCGGCGCGCGAAAGCTCGCGAAGCAGGACCGCCCCCCCGTGCTCCACATCGCGCCGCTGGACGGCACCTACCCGACCATCGTCATCGATCCGCCGTGGCGGTACGACAACCGGGCAACCCGCGGCGCGGCTGAGGACCACTACCTCACCATGACGATCGCGGAACTCGCCGAACTGGAGATCCCCTCCGCCGACGATGCCCACCTCTATCTGTGGGTCACGAACGGCTTTCTTCGTGAGGGCTTCGCGCTGCTCGACGAATGGGGCTTCACCTACAAAACGACCCTGACGTGGTGCAAGCCGCAGATCGGCATGGGTAACTGGTTCCGCAACAGCACCGAGCACGTCCTGTTCGCCGTGAAGGGGAAGCAGCCGACGCTTCGCAATGACGTACCGACGTGGTTCGTTGCCGACCGCACGCGGCATTCGGCGAAGCCTGAGTCGTTCTACGACCTCGTCGAGTCGTGCTCGCCCGGACCATTCTTCGAGATGTTCGCCCGGCGCCGCCGCTTCGGTTGGGAGCATTGGGGGGACGAAGCATGAATCGACGATTCCACGCGGGTGACGCCTACGAAGTGGACGGTCTTCGCTTCCGCGTGCGGCCCGGATCGAAGCAGGCCGCATCAGGAGTCGACCTCGTCCTTGAGATGCAGTCGGCATCGGGATCGTGGGTGCCCGTGCGCATGGTGCTCGGGTTCTTCCTCGCCGATTTCTTCTACGAGAACGAGGAGGTTCTCTACCCGCAGGCGCACGGCAAGTTGGGGGGCAAGAAGTACCTCAACGCATGTCGTGACGCGGCGGTGCGGCGCGGCTGGCAACGCCAGTGGGAGTTCCTGGAACTGGAACGCCGATACCGACAGCGCGACCTGTTCGATGGCGAGGCATCGTGAGCGCACCGTCGATGGACACGGCACTCCTCGCGCTCGAAGACGCCCTCGGCCTGGTGCTCGCCGCGATCGACGACATCGACACGGTGGCTGATGGCTGGTGGGCGCTCCAGAAGTGGCAGGAGCTGCTCGGCCGCACCGGGACCGGCACCGAGGTCAAGCAGGCGTTGGAGACCCGGACCGGGGACCTGTTCGAGTCGGACACCGAGACCGCATGGGACCTCGATGGAGCAGAGGTGCTGATCGTGCGTCGCCGACCAGGACGGCAGGAGTGGCACGACGAGGACGAGTTGTTCGGACTGGTGCGCGACAGCCGGGTGAACACCGCGACGGGTGAGGTCATGTCCCCGTTGGACTGCGTGCTCCTCGCGTACGGCTCCGTGAACCGGAAGACGGGACTGCGCCGGTTGGCGTCTCCGAAGGTGGAGGGGTTGAAGCAGCTCGGGATCGTGCCGGACGACTTCCGCGAATGGCGTCCCACGCGGAAGAACGCGTGGGAAGTGAGCGTGCCCCGTGCCTGACCAGTCGCATCTCCTCGACCCGTTCTCGCGCACCACCTACACGCTCTCCCAATCACTCGAGCGCGAGAACCCGGAGCAGTGGATGCGGGACGTGCAACGGATTCTCGGACGAGTGATCGAAGCAGCGAAGGAGAGCAAGTGAGCGACGAGGGTTTCGTGGACCCGGCCGAGCCGGACACCGGCGGCGACTACCTCAAGGCCGGCGACCTGAGGAACCAGGTGGTGTTGCTCCACCCGACCGGTGAGGGCTCCCAGCCCGGCAAGCCCGACCCCGAGAGCGGCGAGGTGAAGCCCTGGGAGTACGTGATCGTCGACGCGGCCACGCTGGACCGTTCGGGGATCGTCGCGTTCTCGCCGGGCGTGCGGATCTCCTGGACCCGTCCCCGTTCCTCGCTGCGGAAGCAGGTCGGCCAGATCGTGGCGGGCAAGTTCCAGCAGGAGGAAGGCGGCAACGCGGTCGAGCTGCACACGCTGACGGGTGAGGCCCGGAAGGTGGCAGCCGAAGCGGTGAAGGACTTCGAGGCGCGGATCGCTGGCAGGACCGAGGGCGAACCGGCAGCCGAGGAGTGGGACGACGGCCAGGAACCTTTCTGACCGTGACGTTCACCGACCCGTCCCCGCCGCCGCTGCTCGCGGTCTCGGACGCGCTCGAACGCGCCACCGACACCTACTGCGCGGCGCTCGATAGCGAAGCCGAAGCGCAGAACGAGTACCTCAAGCTGCACTCGATCGCGTACCTTGCCGCGGCGAACGAGGGCGTCGCGGCGACGATGCGCGACAAGCACGCCCAAGCCCAACCCGCAGTTGTGACGGCCCGGTGCGCGTGGAACCTCGCGGAAGCGGCGTCGAAGCGTTGCCGGGCGAAGGTGTCCGAGCTCGAGTCGCGGCTCATGGCCCACCAGAGCGCGTTGAAGTACTACGGCGCGAACGACGGAGGCATCCGTTGATCTCCGGTCATTGCCTCCCCGCCACGTCGCTGCACGCGGAGTGTCCCGCACCGACTGGGTGTTCCTGCCCCTGCCACCGGGGTGAGCCGGTCCCGCCCGCGCCGCGCTGCCGGTGCGAGACGTGCGGACTCGGCTTCCAGGACGTGTTCGAGCTCGACGCGCACCGGATCAGCCGGCACGTACGCGAGCAGACCCACCGCCCTCAGGCGCTCACCTGGCGGGACGAGTCGATGGTGGCGTGCCCGTCGTGCGGGTTGGGGTTTCAGTCCACGATCGCACGGGATATCCACCGGATCGGGTGTTCGGCATGACCTCTCCCGCGCTGCAAGCCGACCTCGATCGCGAGATGGCCCGCCAACGCGATGTGCTCGACGAGTTCGTCCGCCCGGACCTCCTGGACCGCGACGAGGTGCGGCTGGGGATGAAGCTCGCATGGCTCACCCTCGGCGCTGACCGGATCGACGACCTCCCGGCGTGGCTGGTGCTGCGCGGCGAGGCGATGTTGCGGAGCCTCGATGGTTGAGACGCAGCCCGGCTTCCCGAAGGCCAAGGACGACACCCCCGGCACGCCCGTATGCCAGGCGACGGGACTCCCGAAACGGGCCTGCACCTGCAACCCCTGCAGGGGCCGTAGGAGCCGCCGCAAGGGTGCCCGGAAGCAAGGAGCCGGACGCAGGGTGCTGGAGGCTCTGAGCGGCACTCAGGCCGTGTGGCGGGGACGGCTGGCGAACGAGGAGACGGCCGACCACCTGCCGGTCCGGTACGAGTCGAAGGCCGGCGCCCAGGTCGGGCCGATCGCGACCCGGTACCTCGCGGCGGAGAAGCAGTCGGAGCAGGCGCGCGCCACGGGTGACGTGCGGCCGTTCGTGTTCCTCGCCATGCCCGACGAATGGGGCACGGACGGTCTGATCGTGTTCCGGCTGTCGCGCGCGGTGGACGTGATCGCGAGCCTCGGAGGTGGGGCGTGAGGTTCTGGGCCGGAGTCGCGATCGGGACCGTCGTCGGAGTCGTCGCGGTCGCGCGCGCCACCCGTCCCCGTCCCCTGACCGTCTCCCCGGACCATCCGGTGTTCGCCCCGTACCGGCCGACCCTGCGGCTCGTCGCGCTCGGACAGAAGGCGGGACAGAACTGATGCGGATCATTCCGCTCGCCGATGGAGTCTCGCGACTCGATATCGAGTCCTACGCCGACCTGCTACAGGTTCGCACCCTGCCCGAGTACCGCTTCGTCACCGAGCGCCAGGTGGAGACCACCGTTCAAGCGCTCGCGGCTTCGGGGTTCCTCGAAGAGCAGCCGGCGGTGAAGTCGCTTCCGATGAACGATGGGCTCTTCGACTACCAGGCATGGACCGTCGAACGGGCACTCGACCGGCAACGGTTCGCGATCTTCGCCGATACCGGCCTCGGCAAGACGTTCATGCAGCTCGAATGGGCTCGCCAGGTAGCGACTGCGACGAAGGGTCGGGTGCTGATCGTTGCACCGCTGAACATCGTCCGACAGACCATCGCCGAAGCCGACCACTTCTACGGCAGCAACTACCCGCTGCTCGACCTCACCGACCGCGCCGCGCTGGAAGCATGGCTCGACGAACGTCCGTGGTGCATCGGGATCACGAACTACGAGAAACTCGATCACCGCACCGAGCCTCTCCCGCTCTCCGGTGTGGTGCTCGACGAGTCCTCGATCCTCAAACAGTCGATGGGCGTCCGACGCACCGCGCTCATCGCAGCGTGCAAAGGCGTCCCGTGGAAGCTCTGCTGCTCCGCGACTCCCGCCCCGAACGACCGGATGGAGTACGCCGAACACGCCTACTTCCTCGACCAAGTCCGTTCGACTCGCGAGTTCCTCGCCATGTTCTTCGTGAACCGCGATGGTGAGTGGCAGGTGAAGCGCCACGGGCTCCGGGCGTTCCACCGGCACCTCGCGTCGTGGTCCGTGTTCATGCGCAACCCCGTCGCGTACGGATTCGAGGATCATGACAGCGCGCGCCCACCGCTCACCGTCGAGTACCCGGACGTTCAACTGACCGCCGCCCAGCACGAACGGGCGCGCGGGTTCGAGTCGGGCCAGCCTTCGCTCTTGGGCTACGGGGTGGCGGGAATCACGTCGCGGATCAAGATGGCGCAGATCGCCAACGGCTTCCTCTACAACTCCGGCAAGATCGAGAGCGAGTTCCCGTCCGACAAGCCGGCCGAAGTCGCGCGCATCGCCACCGAGGTTCACCCGGATGATCGGATCATCGTCTGGGTGTCGTTCGACGCCGAAGGCGACCAGCTGCAGCGGCTCATCCCTGGCTCGGTTCACCTGTCGGGCAAGACGCAGCGCGCGCACCGCGACGAGATCGTCGAAGGCTTCGCCGCCGACGAGCCCGATGCGCCGCGGGTGCTGATCCTCAAGCCCGCCATGTTCGGCTTCGGGCTCAACCTCCAGTCGTGCGCGGTGCAGGTGTTCTCCACCATCACCGACTCGTTCGAGCGCTACTACCAGGCCGTCCGCAGGTCGTGGCGATTCGGCCAGACCCGGCCGGTGACCGTCTACATCCCGCAGACCGCGCTCGATGAGCCGATCATCCGCAACGTCCTCTCGAAGCAGACCGAGTTCCTCGCCGACGCCGAGACGCAGGAGCGCGAGTACGTGGCGCTGCTCCGTCCACGCGACTCGACCGAACGGAAGGCGTACGACGTGACCGAGCAGACGTTCCTCGACCGCGCCGATGGTGAGAACTGGACGATGGTCCAGGCTGACTGCATCTCGCACATGCCGACGATGGACGACGAGAGCATCGACCTCGCCGTGTTCTCACTCCCGTTCGCGAACCTGTTCACGTACTCGGCCGAGCTCGGCGACATGGGCAACGTGCGAGGCGACCTCGAGTACCGGTTGCAGTGGGAGTTCTTCGCCGAACGACTGGCACGGGTGATGAAGCCGGGCCGTCAGGTGGCGATCCACTGCATGGACATCATCCGCTTCGCCGGCCAACACGGCCACCGTCACACCTACGACTTCCCGTCCGACGTGCGTGCGGGCATGGAAGCCGCGGGGTTCCGGTACCGGGCCCGCATCTCCATCGACAAGAACCCGCAGATCCAGGCGACACGGACGAAGGACCAGAACCTGCTCTTCGTGACGCTGAAACGTGACGCGCTGGCGTCTCATCCCCAGGCTGGGGAATACGTCCTCCTGTTCACGACGCCGGGTGAGGCCGAAGTCCCCGTGCTCGCGCCGGACATCACGAACCAGGAATGGATCCGCTGGGCGCATCACATCTGGTACGGCATTCGTGAGACTGACGTGCTCAACGCCGCGCTCGGCGCGGACGCCGACGATGAGCGCCACATCTGTCCCCTGCAGCTGTCGCTTATCGAGCGGTGCGTCAGGTTGTGGAGCAATCCCGGCGAGACGGTGTTCTCCCCGTTCGCGGGCATCGGCTCCGAGGGGTGGGAGTCCCTGGCATGGAATCGGCGGTTCTACGGCGTCGAGCTGAAGCGGTCCTACTTCGAGACTGCGTGCCGGTTCCTCGCCGAGCGTGAGACGCAACTGACCTCGCGCCTCTTCGTGCCGGAGGCCATCTCGTGACTCACGTCCTGGCGGTCCTCACCCCCCAGACCTACGGCGTCGGCTCCCGCTGGCTGTTCGCGCACGGCTGTCCCGTCGACCGCAACCAGGCCGGCGCGGTCGTCTTCGATGTGGCCGATGTCGAATCGGCGCTCGTCCTCCACGCGAAGAGCGCGGCCAGGGAACGGGAACGGATCCGGAAGGGCACTCGGATCTGATGGGATGGGTCCGCGTCGACGACGCGTTCTACGACCATCCCAAGTTCGGGGAGGCCGGACCGATGGGCATCGCGCTGTGGATCACCGCGCTTGCCTGGGCGAACCGGAACCTCACCGACGGCTTCATCCCCGAGCACAGGATCAAGCTCCTGCTCTCCTGGGATGGGGTCGCATGGAACATGTGGACCAACGGCCTGTTCGGCGGAGGCGAGGACGTCTCCCCCGAGCTCGTCGCGAAGCACCTCGTAGCAGTCGGACTGTGGGCCGAGGCTCCTGGTGGCTATCAGATCCACGACTACCTCGAGTATCAGCCGTCAGCGGCGGCGATCTCGGGCAAGCGGAACAAGGATCGGGACCGGAAGCGCAAGGGTGAAGTTGAGTCGGCTGCGGCCGTGAGTAGCCCTCCTCCTGGATTCCGTCCGGATTCCACGCGGATTCCACGCGGAATCCCCCCGGATTCCGCGGTGCAAGAACCCCAACCCCAACCCCAACCCGCAGCAAGCTGCGGGGGGGAGCGCGCCCGCACGCGAAAAATCCCTCTGGACTCAGACGGGCAGTTCGTCGTGGACGATGCCCTCACCGATTGGGTGCGAGATCAGTACCCCGACGTCGATTGGGAACGGGAGACGGCCAAGTTCGTCCACCACGCCCTCGACAACGACCGACGTTCCCACGACTGGTCCGCGGCGTGGAAGTCCTGGATCGGAAAGGCCCCGAGGTTCGCCCGATGACGAAACCGAACGCGCTCACCGACGCGGTGGCCCGCATGGACCGCAAGGTCCAGTCGTTCCCGAACGAGGACCGCCGGCTCTACGACTGCCCGCACTGTCTCGACACCGGCTGGACGTGGCTGGACAACTCGACCGTCCGTCGTTGTCCACAAGGTTGTGAGATCCCGGTCCGGCGCGGTGAGCAGAAGCCGAAGCGGCGAGCTCGCGCGTGACCACCACCGCTCCCGGCCGGCGGTACTTCCCCGTGGCCGATGTCCCCGTCCCCTGCGAGAGATTCGAGGATGAGTGTCCGGACTCCCAGGAACCTCATCATCGTGACCGTCGCCTGCGCCGGCCTGACGATCGCCAAGACCGACCCGCCGGCCGATACCGCGCGATCGCGCGCTATCCGGCAGGCATCGTGCGTCCGCCGCGCTCCCGCCGCTCCGTTCGACTGGGCCGACGAGTGCGAGGACCTCGCATGAGCGCGCTCACCCCAGCCCAGCGGCAGCTCGTCGAGGAGAACCTCGACCTCGTCAGGATCGTGCTCCTCAAGCACTGGCCGGACACCCGCTTCTGGGATGACCGGTACCAGGACGGTGTCCTCGGCCTCATCGACGCCGCGATCCGGTACCGGCCGGAAGAGGGATGCTCCTTCCGGACGTTCGCAGCGTCCCGGGTGCGTGGAGCGATCATCGACGGGGCCAGGCGCGAGGGTGGCCGCCGCGGCAGCGCCCGCTGGGCAGGCTCGGCCCGCACGAAGTCGCTGGACGCCCCGCTGTACGACAACGACCCCGACGGGGCGACCTGTGGGGACCTCTGCGCCGAGCCGGGCTTCGAGGACGCGCTCGTCGACCGGCTCTACGCCGAGGCGTTCGCCCGCGAGATCCAATTTCTATTGGAGGACCTGTCGCCCCGCGACTGTCTGGTGCTCTCCACGACGCTGGGTGAGCAGACCGCCCTGGGGCTGATGATCGGCTTGACGGAGGGGCGCATCTCGCAGATCCACCGTGAGGCACGCGAACGGATAGCGCACTCCGTCGTCGACCAGTTCGGCGTTCGAGACGAGGTCGCATGAAGCCGCGGCTCGCGCGTGTTGGCCTGCCGGTGGACCGATTCGGGCTCACCGCCATGATGCTGCCCGTCGGTGTCCTCGCGGTCTGGGAGCAGGTCAAGTGGATGACACCCACCGGACGTCTCGCCCGCGCCGCCGAGCTGCCGGACCTGCATGACGGGGCCCTGTTCTCCGAAGCGCTCGTCACCGCGACGAAGCCCGGACGGGCCGGGCCCGCGTTCGCCCTGCTGTGTGAGGCGGTCGCGCTCGCCGCGTACCAGCCGGGTGGCATCACGATCTTCGGGCAGCACTGGAACGCCACCGACGGCCCGATCCCGCGGGCGGCACCATGGTGAGCGCGCCCGCGTCGAAGTTCGCGTACGTGCCGGTCGGCCTGGTCGACCTGGGTCCGAACGTGCGGACCGATCCGACCGGCATCGACCAGCTCGCCCGCAGCGTCGCTGATCATGGTGTGCTCGAGCCGGTCCTCTGCTGCCCCTCGGCCAAGTCGAAGGACCGGCTCGAACTGTTGGTCGGCCAACGCCGGTTCTTGGCCGCGGTGCAGGCCGGCCTCGACCGTATCCCCGCCCTGTTGCGCCCACGGCCCTCCCGGCGTGACCGGCTGATCTTGCAGATGGTCGAGAACTTCGACCGTCAGCCGATGTCGCCGATGGAGGAGGCGTTCGCGTTCGAAGCGCTGCGCGACGAGGGCCTGACGCAGGGGCAGATGGCGCAGCTGACGTCGCGTGGGGTCGGCTACATCCGAGAACGGCTCGGCATGCTCACCATGCCCGGCGCGATCCAGGCCGCGGTGCACGCCGGCTGGATCTCCGTCAAGACCGCGCACGAGATCCCCGACGCCATCCTCGACGACCCCGCGCAGGTGACCGCGATCGAACAGACCCTGCGCCTCGGTGACGACGCGGTCAGACGGTGGGTCATGCACCAGGCGGCCGCCGGCAACGGCCGGTCGGGCGGGCTGACGATGTGGCAGGGGTTCAACGCCCGGCTCACCACCACCACCATCGTCCGCATCAAGGAAGCCGCCGAACACGAGCGGATCGGGCTCCACGAATGGGTCGAGCAGGTCCTCGCCGCGGCCGCCGACCAGGTCCTCGACGGGACGGAAGTCGCGTGAGGCCCGACCGGGACCGGCCGGGTGCGTGTTGCGACTTCGACATCGCCTGGCCCCTCACCGACCAGGCGCGCGCCCACCGGGTGTTCTCGCCCACATGGTGCCGCGCCCACCGCACCCACCATCTCGCCCGCTTCCCGGATGTCGACCAGGTGACAGTCGACAACCTCGACCAGCTCGTCCGCTACGCCGAACAGCTCGACCACACCCGATGACCCGCATGAGCGCTACCGGCCGGCGCCAGCCACACGAGGCCGAGGCCCCCGCCCGCCACTGGAAGAACCGAGGATGCGTGGACCGACTCCCAGGAACCTCACCGCCCTACTCGCCGGCTTCACCATCGTCGCACTCACCGTCACTGCTGTCGCCCTCGTGCGACTGCCCGATGTGCCGGCCCCTCGCGAACATCGTGTGGTGCGCCCGAAGGGTCTCGACCCGAGGCTCGACCTTCTGGCGCAACGCGAGGCGCAGGACTTCCACCAGTGGGTGACCGCGGCGGCATGGAACGAGGCACACGAGGCGTTCGCAGCGCAGGCCCGATCGAATGCCATGCACGCGCGACAGCGAAAGATGAGCGCCGATCGCTTTCACTCACCACCGCCCAATGCAAGCGGGCCCTCATCGGGCGTCGATTGGGACGCGATCGCGCAGTGCGAGACGGGCGGCGACTGGTCCCATCAGACGCAGTACGACGGTGGGCTCGGGATCCTGCACGCCGCGTGGCTCGAGTACGGGGGGGAGCAATTTGCTCCGTATGGCAGCCAAGCCAGCCGAGAGGAGCAGATCGTGGTCGCAGAACGGATCTACGCCCGGCACGGGCTGAGCGGATGGGGGTGTAGCGCGTATGGGTGAACGAAGCCGACGACGGTGACTGCTCGCAAGCATCCGCCGCTGCTCACCAGGTCCGGTCTCACAGGCACGGTCTTCGTCGTCACCCGGTATACGCTGCGTGACAACGGTCTGATCGAGGCGCACGAGAAGTACGACGTCACCGACCAGTTCGGTGAGCTCGTCGTGGGCGAACTCGAAGCGGATGACGAGATCAGGATCTCGCGCCGCGCGGCCGAGCAGATCGTTGCATATGAAGGCACCGACCCCTGCTGCGACGAGAGCGGCCAATGCATCATGCACACCTACGGTGATCCCTGTCCGATCCGGCACCTCAATGCGTCCCTTGGCGAGGCACGCGGTGAAGATTGGGGCTCGAACCATGAATGACCCGAGCCGAAGACGGATCGCGAAGTCAGTTCGCATCTCCGCGGAACTGGACGCGCGGCTCAAGCAGGTGGCAGTCGAGCGAGAGGTGGGCGTCAACAGGCTCATCACGCGAGCGATCGAGCAGTACCTCGACCACCTGCCAGTGCTCGACGCACCGAGCCCGCCCATCCCGCTCGGCCGGTGCGAGTCGTGCGGTCGACGGGGGGACTGCCGCCTCGACGACGGCTCGTGGTGGTGCGCGTCCTGCGACCTGGCCGCCCGAGCGTTCGAGGCGGATGAGACGACGTGATCTCGATGGGCGACGTCAATCTGCTCGTCACCGGCCGCAGAGAGTGTGACGGGCGCGGGTCGGTCCACACGTTCTTCAAGCCCGACGACATGACCGTCGATGACTGTCTCTCGGAGATGGTGATGCTCGGCCACCTGTCCGAGGTGACGGACTCAACTCCTGGCGAATGGGTCAACGTCGGGTGTCCCGGAGGGGCAGAGTGCTGGTGCTGCCACAGTGACGTGGCCCCAGGGTTCACCTGGACGCGCGGAGGCGCGCGGTGGCCTCGTCCCGGTCGATGGTCCGTGGTGTGGCGCTGGTGGTACTCCATCGTGGGCTTGCCGAGGTCGTCGATGGCGCGCGCAGTCGCGATCGGCCGGTGTGGGAGATGGCCCGATGACTCCCGCTGATGTGCTCGACGCAGCCGCGGACCTGCTCGACCGAGACGGCTGGTGCCAGGGAACCGGACACATGCCATCCGGGCAACGCTGCGTAGAGAACGCGCTCGACAGCATCGACCCCTTCTCATCCGACCCGTCTCGGGCGTTGTACCGCGTTGTCGGTCCAGTGGTTACGTGGAACGACACCCCTGGCCGCACCCAGGAAGAAGTCACCTCCACCCTGCGTCGCGTGGCCCGAGAACTGAGGGAGGAAGGATGAGCGACCCCCTGGACCTCGACGCGATCAAGGCGCGGAAGATGCGCTCTCGCTGCGGGGACGATGACGACGCGCGACGCGTGCTCGTGGGTCAGGACATCCCCGCCCTGATCGCCGAGGTCGAACGACTCCGCGCCCTGATCGCGCAGCACACTCAACCCGCCGAGGAGACAGACGGGTCGACCGCGGTCTACGACCAGCACCCCGAGCACGGCCGACGCTTTCTGGGCCACGACCCGAACGAAGGCTGTCAGCACCGGACGGTCGGTGAACATCGGGCCTGGTGCCACGATTGCGGCGAGTGGTGCTACCCGCGCCTGCCATGCGTCCGGTGCGAGCGGGCGATCCAGAGCGTGAACGCATGACCACCCGCGAGGCATGGAAGGTGTGGCAGCACAACCCCGGCGACGAGCAAGCCTGCGCCGCGTTCCTCGCCGCACTGGAACGCGTGGAGCGGCTCCCATCGAAGCACTCCATCCCGCGGGAGGGCTACATGACCCACCGGGCACCACACTGGAAGGGGAAGCGGTGAGGGAGTCCACGTTCGCGCGTCTCCTCGACGAGACCGAGACCGACCTCGCATGGTCACGCACAAGGTGGCGCGCGACCCGAACACGACTCCGCGAGTGGTCAGGCATCGGCTGGCCCGCGGGAGGCGAGCAGACCCGCTCACCCGGCAAGTCAGACCCGACCCCCGCCGCGGCACTGAGCACCGACCGGGACGTGGTGAGCATCGGACTCGACCTCGCCGAGCTCGACGAAGCGATCACCGTCATGCGCTCGGGTGCGCAACGGGTACGGCAGATCCTCGAGCGTCACCAGCTCGAGACTCCGGGACCAGGCAAGGGCGAGCCGGGCTGCGTGCTCTGCGAATCCACGGAGGGTGAAGGACGCAAGCCGCACCCGGACCGGTGGCAGAAGCCCCACACCCGGATGCTGCTCCCCAAGCTGGGCACGGTCCCGGTGTGCTCGTTCCACTACGAGTGGCACCAACGCTACGGCTGGATGCCGGCACCCCAGATCAACCGCTGGCACCTCGACCATCTCGGCTCGAGAGTTCCACGCCAGCTGATCCAGGACCACCACCCCCTCCAGTGGCGGGAGTACCAGCAGTCGCTGTCGAGGGCGAAGATGGGCGCAGGCTGGGTGGAGGGGAACACGGCGATGGAGGTAGCAGGGTGACGGCCGAGGAGCGTCTGGCCGAGTGCCGTGCAGAGCTGGACGCGGCCGGCGTCCCCTACGAGGGGAAGGCACGAACCCTCCTCGAAGCGCTCCTCGAAAGTGGACGTCGCAGCAGCGAGGCTCGGCCGGGACATCCTGGCGCTGCCGATCCTCCGAAGGTTCCGGGCTGAACCTTGAGCCTTGCAGCCCGTGGTACTTGACTGAATGACACAGATGTAGTACTGATTCCATATCCTTCCAGTGTCTCCGCCCTGGAATCGGACTCCCCGCCTGAGGTAGGCAGCCCATGCCCAGGGGGTCACCCCCTCGCCGGGCCTGATGATCGCCCGGAAGGTGCAGCAGTTCACCCTGCGGCCGGCTCCCAAACCCCCCGGTTGCGAGACTGGCGTCCCGTCGCAAATCCCCCGGACCTCCGGAGCATCCGATGACTGGTCGGTGGCAGGGGACAGGCGGCCGGTCGCTCGCACACCGCAACCCGCGTCTCCGCCGCCAGATCCTCGACCGGGATCCGACCTGCCGGCTGCAGACCCACTGTGACGGCGAGCGAAGCGTCGAGGTCGACCACATCGTCGAGGTCATCGACGGCGGCAGTGATCATCCGGCGAACCTGCAGGGCGTGTGCGCGCGATGCCACATGGTCAAGACGCAGGCTCGAGCGCATCGCGGCCGCCCTCGCCTGCACCGTGCAGCTGAGCCGCATCCTGGGATCCGTACCGCGCGACGCGAACGGAAGTGACCTGCCATGCCTGTCAACGGAACGAAGCCGGCCGAAGGCAAGAAGCTCGGCCACACCCCACCGGCGCACGACTGGACGGTCATCCCCAACATCCCGTACGCGGGACGGAAGCCGAGCCTGCTGAAACGCCGCGTCGAGAAGGGTCCGGGCGGTACCCGCCGCGAGGTCACCGTCTGCGCGCAGACGCGGGCATGGTGGCGTGACATCTCGAGCATGCCGCACTGTGCGCTCTGGACCGCCACCGACTGGCGGTTCGCGCTCGCGACGGCTCTCGTCGCCGACATGTTCTTCCAGGGCGACCGTCCCGCGGCGACGGAGCTTCGCCAACGCGAGCTGATCCTCGGCACGACCGTCGACGCGCGCCGCGACCTCCGCATCCGGTACGTCGACCCGGTCACCCGAACCGAGACCGACCCAGCTGTGCCGGTCGCTGATCTGGAGGAGCGCCGCCGGCGGCTGACCAGTGCCTCGTGACCTGATCCGCGCCGACACTCACGACCGGGACCGGTCCCTCGGCTGGCTCGCCCTCGCCTGGATGGAACACCTCACCGTGCACGGTCCCGGCGACGTTCAGGGCGACCCGGTCGCGCACACCGACGAGATGGCCGAGTTCGTCGTCGACTGCTACGCGCTGGAGCCGTCCGGCCGGCTCCTGTACGACTCGGCGTTCCTGTCCCGGCCGAAGGGCACCGACAAGTCCGGCGAGTGTGCACGGTTCGGACTGTACGAGGCGCTCGGCCCGTGCCGGTTCGCCGGCTGGGCACATGGCGGCGAGACCTACGAAGACCCGTGGGGGCTCGGGTTCTCCTACCGGTACCAGCCGGGCGAACCGATGGGCCGGCCGGTCAAGGTCCCGTACTTGCGATGCATGGCAACCGAGGAAGGCCAGACCGGCCACGTCTACGACGCCATCCACTTCAACTTGTCCGAAGGTCCTCTCTCCCACGTCACAGGCCTGCGCCCCGGCTTGAAGCGCACGGTCCTGCCCGACGGTGGGGAGATCGTCCCGTCCACCGCTTCCGACTCGTCGAAGGACGGCGGGAAGGAAACCTGGGTCGGGTTCGACGAGTCGCATCTCTACAACACGCCCGAGCTGCGCCGCATGTACGCGACGGTGACCCGCAACCTGCGGAAACGGAAGCGGAACGCCGGCACCTGGTTCCTCGAGACGACCACCATGTTCGCCGCCGGCGAGGAGTCCGTCGCCGAAGCCACCTTCACCCTGGCGAACTCGATCCGTGACGGCAGCGCGATGCGGCAACGACTTCTGTACGACCACCGGTGGGGCGAGTGCGAAGACCTCGCTGCCGAAGACGACCTCCGCCAGGCCCTCACCGACGCCTACGGGCAGGCGCTCGCCTGGAACGACCTCGATGCGCTCGTCGACGAGTTCTACGACCCTCGCAACGATCCGAGCAGCAGCCGCCGCTACTTCCTCAACACCGCTGGCACCACCGTCGACGCGTGGCTCGCCGAACACGAATGGGACGGCTGCGCGAACGTCGACCGGCACGTCGCCGACCGCGAGAAGATCACGCTCGGCTTCGACGGGTCACGCCGCCGGTCTCGGCATGTCACCGACGCGACCGCGCTCGTCGGCTGCACCCTCGACGGTCACCTCTTCGACATCGGGGTGTGGGAACAGCCGGCCGGGCCGGCCGGCACCGACTGGCAGGTCCCCGTCGGGGATGTGCTGCGCACCATCGAAGCCGCATTCGACCGGTGGAACGTCGTCGGCTTCTACGCCGACCCGGCCCTCTGGGAACAGCACGTCGCCACCTGGGAAGCCCGCTGGGGCCGCCAACTCGCCGCCCGAGCCACCCGCGACCATCCCTGCGAATGGTGGATGACCGGCGGCCGGGCGACCGTCACGATCCGGGCGTTCGACCAGTTCCACTCCGCAGTCATCGACGGTGAGCTCACCCACGACGGCAGCTACGTCCTGCGCCGCCACGCCCTCAACGCCCGCCGGCGACCGACGCGCGCCGGGCTGCAGATCGCGAAGGAACACCCCGACTCGGCCCGCAAGATCGACGCGATCGTCGCCGCGACCCTCGCCTGGCAGGCCCGCATCGATGCCGTCGCGCGCGGGGCCGGACAGGCCGAGACGGAACGGTCGAAGGTGCTGCACCGCTACTGACCTCCGAGAGGATCCGCGATGATCGACGACGCGCAGATCCCCGGCAGTCCCGCATGGTGGCTCCTCCGGCTCGCCAAGCAGCTCATCGCCGACCGCCCCCGGTACCAGCTGCTCGAGCGGTACCTCAACGGGCAGCATCCACTCCCCGAAGGCGATCCCCGCGCCAACGAGGTGTACCGGCAGTTCCAGCGCAAGGCGCGTTCGAACTACACCGGTCTCGTCGTCGAATCCGTCCGCGAACGACTCAAGGTCGTCGGGTTCCGCACCGGCGGTGAAGGCACTGCCGACACCGACCGGGCCGCCTGGCTCACCTGGCAAGCCAACCATCTCGACGCCGACCAGAACATCGTGCATCGCACCGCGCTCGCTCTCTCGCGCGCCTACGTGATCGTCGGCCCCGGTCCGACCATCACGATCGAAGACCCGCGCGACGTCACCCATGAACCCGACCCGCTCGACCGGCGTCGGCCCCGCGCCGCCCTCAAGCTCTGGTCGGACTCGGTGACGGGCCGCTCCCACGCGGTCGTCTACCTCCCCGACGTGATCGTCTACTACCGGTCGACCGTCGGCGCCTCGGGGATGGTCAGCGAATCGACCTGGGAGCTCGACCCCGACGAAGACCCGGCCGCCAACGGGCTCGGCGAGGTGCCGGTCGTCGCGTTCACCAACCGCCCCAACATGGGCGGCGTCGGCCTCGGCGAATTCGAAGACGTCATCGACATCCAGGACCGCATAAACAACACGCTCCTCGACCGGCTCGTCATCGCCAAGATGCAGGCCTACCGGCAACGCTGGGCCAAGGGCGTCTCCCTTACTGACGACACCGGCAAGCCCGTCGAACCGTTCATCCCCGGTGTCGACCTCCTCTGGGCCGTCGAGGACGACAAGGCCGCGTTCGGCGACTTCGAACAGGCGAACCTCGGCCCGCTCCTCGACGCGGTGCGCAGCGACATCCGCGACCTCGCCGCGATCACCCGCACCCCACCGCACTACCTCCTCGGCGAGATCGTCAACGCGTCGGGTGATGCGCTCAAGGCCGCAGAGACCGGTCTCGTTGCCAAGGCCAAGGACCGGCAGCTCGAGTTCGGCGAAGCATGGGAACAGGTGAACCGTCTCGCCGGCGCCTACGCGGGTCGGCTGGTCCCGGCCGACGCCGAGGTGATCTGGGCCGACCCCGAATCCCGCTCGATGGCCGAGCTCGCCGACGCCGCAGTGAAGCAGCAGGCGGCCGGTGTCACCTGGCGGCAACGCATGGTCGTCCTCGGCTACACGCCCGCGGAGATCGAACGGATGGAAACCGAACGGGCCACCGACGCGCTCAACCAGCTGATCGCCACCCCCGCTGCTGTCCCCGCTCCGCCGCTGGCCGGTGGTTGACCGGCAGATCGTCGCGCTTGTCACCCGCTACGGCGACGCCACCGACGCCATCCGGCAACGCGTCGGCACGTACATCCAGTCGCACTGGGCGCAGCTCGGTTCCTGGCGCGACGCCGACCTCGAACGGTTCCTGCGCCTCGCGCTCCCCGCGGCGACGGGCGGGCAACGTCAGATCGCCAGCCTCACCGACGCCTACCTCTCGACCCTCACCCGGCTCGTCATCGGCAGCCCGGCGCCCGGCACGCTGGATCTCGACGCGGTCACCGGCAGAGCGCTCCGTGGGGTGAACCCGACCGAGGTGTACGCCCGGCCGTTCCAGACCGTCTGGTCGCAACTCGCCGACGGGGCACCGCTCGACCGGGCCGTCACCATCGGAGCGCAACGCCTCGACGCGATCACCAGCACCGACCTCCAGCTCGCCCGCACCCACACCGCACGTGACGTCTTCTCCCGCGATGGTCGCGTCGTCGGCTACCGCCGCACCCTCGGCGGCCGCGGCAACTGCCCGCTCTGCGTCGTCGCGTCGACCCAGCGGTACCACGCCGAAGACCTCATGCCCATCCACGACCGGTGCAGTTGCGGCGTCGAGCCGATCTACGGCGACGAAGACCCCGGCCAGATCATCGACCCCGACCTCCATGCCCAGCTCAAGAGCGAAGGCGTCATCGACGACATCAGCACCCAACGTGCCGCCCGGAGCGCGGAACGCGCTTCCGACCGGGCACGTGAACGAGCCGACGCTGCCCGCACGGAGCTTCGCACCGAGACGGACGCGGCACGGCGGGGACGCCTGGAACAGCGAGCCGCGGACTGGGATGCGAAAGCGGACGCCTACGCCGAACGGTCCGCCATGTGGGAGCAGCGCCGATCCGAGATCGTCGCCCGCCAATCTCCCGTCGCCGTCCACGAGCACGGCGAGCTCGGCCCGGTCCTCACCAACGCCGACCATGCGTTCCGAGGCCCGCACGACCTGTGACATCCGCGCGACGCGGACGTTCCGACCAGAGAGAAGGCGCGATGCCCGACGAGCAGACCGACACCGACGAGCAGACCGACCAGACCGAAGACGCCAACGAGGAGCAGTCCAGCGACGAGCTCGCCGCCGGCGGCCACAAGGCACTCCAAGCCGAACGACGCGCCCGTCGCGCCGCGGAGAAGTCCGTCACCGAGATGCGTGCCCAGCTCGACACGCTCCGCAACGCCAACCAGACCGAGACCGAACGCGCAATCGAGACGGCACGCAAGGAAGCCTGGACCGAAGCCACCAAGGCATCGAACGGGCGTGTCCTGCGTTCCGAGCTCATCGCGAAGGCCGCGGCCCGGCTCGTCGACCCGACGATCGCACCGCAGCTGATCGACCTCGACCAGTTCACCGTCGGCGACGACGGGACGGTCAACGACAAGGAGCTCTCGTCGGCGATCGACGAGCTCCTGCGCGAGAAGCCCTACCTCGCCGCGACGGCCGGCCGGGCACCCGACCTCAAGCAGGGACGCCGCGGAGACGGCAGCACCGAAGACGCCAACGAGTGGCTTCGCGGTCGTCTCTCGTCCCGCCACTAGAAAGCGAGAACCCCAGTGCCCACCTACAACACCTCGATCAGCCGCGACGCGTCGAACGACCCGCTCGTCCCGACCCCCGTCGCAGCCCAGATCATCCAGGACCTGCCCGCCAGCTCCGCCGTCCTCGCCCGCGCCCGTCGCGTCGCGATGAGCGCGTCCACCAACCGGCTCCCCGTCCTGTCGGTGCTGCCCACCGCCTACTTCGTCTCCGGTGACACCGGTCTCAAGCAGACGAGCAGCCAGGACTGGGAGAACGTGACGCTCACCGCCGAGGAGATCGCGGTGATCGTCCCCATCCCGCAGGCGTACCTCGACGACGCCCAGGTTCCCATCTGGGACGAGGTCCGGCCCCGCATCGTCGAGGCCGTCGCGAAGGTCGTCGACGCTGCGGCCCTGTTCGGCACGAACAAGCCGTCGACGTGGTCGACCGACATCGCCACCGCGGCGACCGCGGCCGGCAACACCGTCAACGCGACCAGCTACACCGACATCGCCCAGGCTGTCTCGCACCTGGCTCGGGTGATGGCGGAGCAGGGCGAGTCGATCGACGGGTTCGCGTCCGAGCCTGGCTTCCCGTGGCGGCTCTCCGCGATGCGTTCGACCGACGGTCTGCCGATCTACCAGCCGAACCTGCAGGGCGCGCCCGGTGGCTCCCTCTTCGGCTACCCGTTCACCGAGGTCCGCAACGGCGGCTGGGACGCGAACACCGCATCCGTCATCGCCGGTGACTGGTCGAAGGCGATCGTCGGACTCCGTCAGGACATCAGCTTCCAGGTCTTCGACCAGGGCGTGATCTCCGACGGGTCCGGCAACGTCGTCCTCAACCTCATGCAGCAGGACGCCGTCGCGCTGCGTGCCGTCATGCGCCTCGGCTTCGCGACCGCGAACCCGGTCACCGCGCTGCAGGGCACGTCGACGGCCCGGTACCCCTTCGGGCTTCTCGCCCCGGTCACCGGAAGCTGAACCGGTGAGTCTGGCCCTGGTCGCGGACTACGAGTCCCGGTACGGCGACGTCGACAGTGCAGACGCCACCCGTGTGCAGCGTCTCCTCGACGACGCATCCGCGCTCGTAGTCCGCACCACGGGCCAGACCTTCACCAGCCTCACCTACACCGACCGGCTCCGCGTCAAGCACGGCCGCGTCCAGCTGCCCCGCCCCCACGTCAGCGCGGTGACCACCGTCGAGACGGTCGCGACGACCGGCTCGAGCATCATCACCGGCTGGATCTGGGACCAGTCCGCCCAACTCGTCTACCTCTCCGACCGGACCGTCATCAACGGTCCCTGCCTCGAAGACACGACCGGCTTCGTCGACGTCACCTACACCGCCGGTCATGCGACCGTCCCCGACGACATCGTCGCGATCATCTGCGCCATCGCCCAGCGCAGCTTCCATGCTCCCTCGAGCCCAGGCCTCGTCGCCGAGACGATCGGGGCCTACAGCTACCGGCTCGACAGTCAGATCGGTCTCGCCACGGACGAGGAAGCTGTCCTTGCCGGCTACCGCCGCACCGCTGGCAGCATCTACGCGGGCGCCTGGTGAAGCCACCGGCTGACGTGCGCCTCAAGATCGAGGCGCTCCCCGCCGGCAACATCGAGCTCCGCATCGAGAGCCCCGCTGGCGAGTTCCGCTTCCCGATGAACACCCGCTCCGCCCGCAAGCTCGTCACGCTGATCGAACGGGCCATTGAGGCGCATCCCGCACCGATCCGGTGACCGTCACCATCCTCGTCCCGGTCCTCTCCCGCCCGCATCGAGTTCAGCCCCTCGTCGAGAACGTCGCTGCCGTCACCCCCGAAGCGCACGAGCTCATCTTCGTCGCCGACCACGACGACCGGGTCGAGCTCGCCGCGCTGTGCGCCGTCGACGCCCAGGTGATCGTCGGCCACGAGAGCAGCTATCCACGCAAGATCAACCTCGGCTACCGGCAGACCGGCCGCGACTGGCTGTTCCTCGCCGCGGACGACGTCGTCTTCCACCCCGGCTGGCTCGCCGCGCTCCTCGCCCAAGCCACCGACGGCATCGCAGTCGTCGGCAGCAACGATGGCGGCGTCAACCGGCGCGTCACCCGCGGCCTCCATTCCACCCACAGTCTCGTGCGCCGCTCCTACGTCGACGATCCCGGCGCCGCCCACGACCAACCCGGCACGGTCCTCCACGACGGGTATCGGCACTGCTACTGCGACGACGAGCTCGTCGGCCTCGCCCGCTCTCGCGGCGTCTACGCCCACGCCCACCAGGCGCTCGTCGAACACCTCCACCCCTACGCCCGCACCGCACCCGACGACCCGATCTACCGGCTCGGCCGCCAGTTCATGGAGAACGACCGGCAGCTCTACGGCCAACGGCGACCCGCATGGGAGTGACCCTCATCACCCCGAGCCTCCCCGAACGCGCCGGAGCCCTCGCCGAGCTGCAAGCCAGCGTCAACCGGCAGACCGTCCCGCCCGACGTGCACCTCGTCGCTGTCGATCATGCGCACGCCGGGCCGGCGGCGATCCGCAACCAGCTCCTCGACGCGGTCCGCAGCGACTGGGTTGCCTTCGTCGACGACGACGACCTCCTCGACCCGCACCACCTCGAGACACTCCTCGCCCACACCGACACGGCGGACGTCGTCTACCCGAACCTGCGCTGCGACGGGCCGCCCCTGCCCGCCAAGCACTGGCCCGGTCCGTTCGACCGTGCACGGCTGCGCCGCACTGGCTGCTTCCCGATCACCGTCCTCGCCCGCACCAGCACCCTCAGAGGCGCCGGCGGGTTCCCCGACGCACGTTACGAAGACTGGGCGCTCTGGAATCGCATCGCCGATCAGGGTGGACGGTTCAGCTACGTCGACGAGATCACCTGGACCTACCGGACCGCGCACCCCGAGCGGAGGACCAACCAGTGAAGCTCGCCCTCGCCGTCTTCACCGACGGGCGACACGCCTGCCTCGCAGACACCCTCGCCGCTTTCGACCAGCATTCCCGCGGCACCATCGACGACCGGCACATCTTCAACGACAGTCCCGACCCGTCCGACCAGGCGATCGTCGACGGCCTCTACGCCGATCGGTACACCATCCACCACGCGCCTGCCCGGCGCGGCTTTGGCGGCACCATCGCCCACGCCTGGCAGCACCTCGCCCTCCTCGACGTGACCCACATCGTCCACCTCGAGGACGACTTCACCCTCGCCCGGCCGGTCGACTGGTCCCACATGGCCCGCACCCTCGACCGGCAACCGAACCTCGCCCAGCTCGCGCTACGTCGTCAACCCTGGAACGACACCGAACGTGCCGCCGGCGGCATCATCGAATGCTGGCCCGACGCCTACACCGACATGCACGACAAGGCCGACTGGCTCGAGCATCGCCTGTTCTTCACTACCAACCCCAGCATCTACCGCCGAGACCTCTGCGCGCTCGGTTGGCCCGTCGGCGAACGATCCGAAGCCGCCTTCTCCGCCTGGCTGTTCACCAACCCCGAGACTGTCTGCGGCTACTGGGGCGAACGCGCCGACGGACCGTGGTGCACCCACATCGGCGCCCAGCGCGCGGGCATCGGCTACTGATGGCCGTCTTCGGCATCACCATGGTCCGCGACGAAGCCGAGATCATCGGCCACACCATCAGTCACATGCTCGAAGAGGTCGACGAGGTCATCGTCGCCGACAACCTCTCCACCGACGACACCCGCCAGATCCTCGCCGAGCTCCCCATCACCATCATCGACGACACCGAACCGGGCTACTACCAGTCGGCCAAGATGACGCATCTCGCCGGCCTCGCCCGCGAGCACGGGGCGACCTGGGTCGTTCCCTTCGACGCCGACGAATGGTGGAGGGCACCCACCGGCCGGCTCGGCACCATCCTCGACAAGCAGGACGACGCGACCGTCGCGACCGCGACCGTCTACGACCATGTGGCCACCGCCCGCGACCTTGTCATGTCGAGCCCGTTCGAGCGGCTCCCATGGCGACGACACGAACCCCTCCCGCTCCCCAAGGTCGCCTGCCGCGCCCTTGACGGTCTCACCATCGGACAGGGCAACCACACCGCCCACTACCCGCAACCGACCACCATCGCCGGTGGGCTCCTCGAGGTCCACCACTTCGGGATGCGCAGCCCCGAACAGTTCATCCGCAAGGTCCGCAACGGTGCCGCCGCCTACGCCGCCACCACCCTCCCCGACGATATGGGCGCCCACTGGCGCGACTACGGCCGGCTCCTCGACCACGATGGCCCCGACACGCTCGCCGACGTGTTCCGCACCCACTTCTGGACCGCAGACCCCGAGCGCGACCTGGTCTACGACCCGGTGACGTGAACGTCTCGGTCCTCGTCCCCTACCGGCCCGACGATCCCGGTCGCGTCGCACCCTGGGCGTACGTCCGCAACCACTACCGAGAGCATCACCCCGACTGGCAGATCTGCGTCGGCAACTGCGACGGCCCCTGGTCGAAAGGCCGCGCCGTCGACCACGCCGCCCAACAGGCCGACCACGGCCTGCTCGTCATCGCCGACGCCGACAGCTTCACCGAACCCGACCTCCTCACCGCGCTCGCCAACCGTGTCGTCACCGAACGGTCATGGGCGGTTGCGCATCATCTCGTCCGTCGCCTCGACCCGGCCGACACCGAACGTGCCCTCACCACCGGGCGGCTCGTCACCACCAACTGCTCCACCCGCACCCGCGTCGTCCCCGGCGGCGGCATCACCATCCTCACCCGACAGGCCTACGACACCGTCGGCGGCATCGACCCCCGCTTCGAAGGCTGGGGCGCCGAAGACATCAGCTTCGGCTGGGCACTCGACTGCCTCACCGGCCCCCACCTTCAAGGCACCGGCACCCTCTGGCACCTCTGGCACCCGCCCGTGACCATCGGCCGGCGCATGCCACCCGCCGCGTACGAGCTCAACAACCGGTACCGAGCCGTCCGCCACGACCCGGACGGCATGCGCGCACTCATCGGAGAGCACCGTGGGCATCCCCGAACGGCTCCTCACCCAGACCTTGACCCGCATCCGGCCGGGCAGCCGCACCGATAGCCACGGCAACACCCTCGCCGACTGGACGACCGCCACCAGCCTGACCTTCGCCGGCTGGGTCGAACAGCAACAGGCCACCGAAGACGACGAGCACCGCGACGCGCTCACCACCGGGCTGCGGCTCATCACCAACGAGCTCGACCTCACCGGCTACGACCGCATCGCCTGGAACGGCGACACCTACGACATCGACGGGCCACCCGCCGCTGTAGCAACGCCCGCCGGCACTCATCACCTCGAAGTCCGACTCGTTCACACGGAGGGTTGATGGCCGTCAAGATCCAGCTCAACCGGCAAGCCGTCCGCCAGCTCCTCAACGGCCGCGAAGTCCAAGCCGACCTCGAACGACGCGCATCCCGCATCGCCCAAGCGGCCGGACCCGGCTACACGCACGAAGTCGCACCCGGCCGCAACCGGGCGCGCGCCGGCGTCTACGTCGAAGACGCCGCGCTCGCCGGTTCCGGACCGAAGCAGGCCGCCAAGATCAAGAACGCCATCCGCTCCGGCCGATGAACGTCGTTACCTTCCCCGACGCCGAGCTGCTCGTCATCGACTTCCTCCGCGACTGGATTCCGACCGCCACCATCGTCAGTCGCATCCCCTCGCCCCGCCCGGCCGAGCTCATCCTCGTCCACCGTCTCCCCGGCGGAGGACGCTCCAACATCGTGCTCGAGACCGTTCGGCTCGAGATCGCAGCGCACGCCGCCGACGACGTCGCCGCCGACGATCTCGCGCGAGACGCACGCTCCGTCCTGTCCGGCATCGTCGGCACCCACCCGTCGACGACCGTCTACCGCATCGACGACGTCGACGACGTCGACACCCCCGACCCCGTTTCTGGCGAATCCCGCTCGGTGTTCAGCATCGACCTCACCATCCGCTGCCACACCGACAACCTCGCCGCCAGCTGACCGGAGCAATCCCCTTGAGTCCCGCGACCAGAAAGCAGCAGACCCATGGCTGATGCCACCAACATCCGCGCGATGTCCGATGGTGCCCTCTACCTCGCGGACCAGGGCACCGCCAACGTCGAGAACCCGGCCACCTCCCCCGGCGCGAGCTGGGTCGACTACGGGTACGTCACCGCCGACGGACTCGCCGAGGTGTTCTCCGTCGACACCAACGAGATCGTCGAAGGCTTCTCCGGTACCACCGTCCGCAAGCCCAAGACGAAGGAGACCCGCGACGTCAAGGTCGCGTTCCTCGAGCAGAATGAAGCCGTCCTCGAGCTCTACTACGGCTCCACCCTCACCGACGGTGGCGCCTACGTGCTCCTCGACCTCGTGCCGCTCCCCACAGCACAGTTCGCCCTGATCTTCGACAGCATCGACGGGTCGACCACCACCCGCCGCTACCTCCACACCGTCGAGGTCAACGAGCGGGAGGACGTCACCCACAAGGCCGGCGAAGCCGAGTCGTACGGCGTTACGTTCACCGCCTACGCATCCGCCGGCACGTTCGGGAAGCTCTCTCAGACCGACGTCGGCTGGGCACTGACCTCCTGAGACGCACGGACGGTCCCTCAATCGCTCCGGTCGAGGGACCGTCCGCGCGATCATCCACGACCGGAGCAGCAGACCGGAGCAACCCATGGCACGAGAAGCGTTCGATCTCGGGGCGGTCGCCCTCGAAGAGACCGACGAGCCGATCCCGTTCACAACCGCGGACGGCACCAGCTTCATGCTGGCGACGATGCGATCCCTCCCCTTCGACGACGCGGTCGCGTTCGGCTCATCGGAACCCACACCGGCGGGCAACAAGGCCGCACTGGCGATCCTCCTCGGCGACCAGGCCGAGGAGTTCTTCGCGTGCAAGCCCACCACCGTCCAGGTCGAAGCGCTCCTCAAGCACTGGGCCACCTGCCAGGGACTCACCGTGGGGGAATCCGAGGCCTCCACCAGCTCCTCGTAGAGCATGGGGAGGCCATCGAGGTCGACCTCGCCCGCCACTACAACACCCGGCTCGGCGAGCTGATCACCGGCGAGCTCTCCTGGCGGCGACTCCTCGCACTGGTACGACACCTGCCACCAGGATCGACGCTCGCTGCCGAGCTCGACCCGGCCCAGACCTGGACGATCGGCGAGCAGATCGCCGCGCTCAGCCTTGACACGCTCCGGGCCGGGAACTGGCAACGCGGCGGAGGCAAGGGATCCCGCCCGCAGCCCGTCCCACGCCCTGGCGAGCAGGACACGGCGCGCGCCCCGATGGACGGGTGGGAAGCCCGCCGCGACCTGCTGCGCCGACGATCTCGGGAGGGAGGGTAGATGGCTGTCGAGATCGCGCAGGCCTACGTCTCCATCATCCCCTCCGCCAAGGGCTTCGGCCCGAAGCTCTCCGGTGTTCTCGGCCCCGAGCTCGACACGGCCGGCACCGAGGGCGGCAAGCGGCTCGGCAAGGGCCTCACCGGCGGCGTCAAGGGCGCGGTCGCCGGCATCGGTGGGCTCCTCGCCGGGTTCGGCGCGGCCCGGTTCTTCTCCGACACGATCACCGAAGCACGCGAATCGATCCGCGTCGGGAACCTCACCAACCAGGTCATCAAGTCCACCGGTGCGATCGCCGGTGTCACCGCCGGGCAGGTCGGCGACCTCGCCACGAAGCTCTCCGAAGCATCGGGTGTCGACGACGAGCTCGTCCAGTCCGGCGAGAACGTGCTGCTCACCTTCACCAACGTGCGCAACGCGGCGGGGAAGGGCAACGACGTCTTCAACCGGGCGACCGGAGCCGCGCTCGACCTGTCCCAGGCGCTCGGCCAGGACATGCAGTCGAGCGTCGTCCAGCTCGGCAAGGCCCTCAACGACCCGATCCGCGGTGTCACCGCACTCCAGCGCGTCGGGGTCAGCTTCACCAAGAGCCAACGCGACCAGATCGACGCGCTCGTCAAGTCCGGCGACACGCTCGGCGCGCAGAAGATCATCCTCGGAGAAGTCGAGAAGGAGTTCGGCGGCGCCGCCGCCGCGGCCGCGGACCCGGCCGCGAAGGCCCAGGTCGCGTGGAAGAACTTCCAGGAGACACTCGGCCTCGCGGTCCTGCCACTCCTGAACGAGGTCGCGACCGTCTTCTCGAAGGACATCGCGCCCGCGATCTCCACCGCTGTGAAGGGATTCACGAGCCTGCCCGGCCCGGTGAAAGCCGCGTCGATCGGCATCATCGGCATCGGCCTCGCGGCCGGCCCGATCGGCAAGGTCGCCTCCGGCATCGGGCTGCTCGGCAAGGGCATCGGAGCGATCCCCGGCGCGCTCAAGGCCGTCCAGACCGGCTTCTCCGTCATCGGCGCGGTCCTCTCCGCGAACCCATGGGTCCTCGCCATCGCCGGCCTCGTGCTCCTCGCCGTCCTCATCGTCAAGAACTGGGACAAGATCAAGAAGGTCGTCGGCGCTGCCGTCGCCTGGATCGGCGACCGGCTCTCCGAGCTCGGCGACTTCTTCGCCGGCATCGGCAAGAAGCTCGCCGAGATCTTCAACGGCTTCGACCTGACCGACCTCGCGCTCCTGCTCGTCGCCCCGTTCATCGAAGTGCCACGCCTCATCATCCGCGCCCTGTTCGGTGTCGACATCGTCGACAAGGCCGTCGAATGGATCTCCGGCATCTTCGACGCGATCAGCGGCTTCCTCTCCGAGCTCCCCGGCCGGCTCGAAGGGCTCCTCGACCCGGTCGAGCTCGTCAAGCTCCTCTTCGGTGGCATCCCCCAGCTGATCGGCAAGCTCTTCGGCGTCGACCTCGTCGACATGGCCGCCAACGGGCTCGTCTCCTTCGGCCAATGGCTCGCCACGCTCCCCGGTCAGCTCCTCGGGTTCCTCGCCAACCTCGGCGCCCAGCTCTTCGCGTTCTTCGTCACCAACAACCCGGTCATCCAGCTCGGACTCGCAATCGTCGGCGCCCTCCCCGGGCTCGCCGCCACGGTCATCGCCCTGCCCGGCCAGATCCTCGGCTGGATCGGCAACCTCGCCGCCCGGCTCTTCACCAAGGGTGTCGAGATCATCACCGGCATCATCTCGGGTCTCGGTTCCGCGATCGGCGGGCTGCTGTCCTGGGTTGCCGGCATCCCCGATCGGATCATCGACACGCTCGGCGACCTCGCCAAGAAGTTCCTCCACGTCGGCCGCGACATCATCGACGGGCTCATCCAGGGCCTCAAGAACGGCATCGGCAAGCTCGGCGACGTCCTCGACAAGATCGTCGACAAGATCAAGGACGCGGTCACCAACCCGCTCGACATCTTCTCCCCGTCCCGGTGGATGCGCGACGAGGTCGGCCAGAACCTGATGCTCGGCCTGCAGATCGGCATCACCACCCATGCGCCCGGTGTGATCGACGCCGCACGCGACACCGTCACCGGCCTCCAGTCCCAGCTCGCAGCCGCCGCCAACAGCAGCACCGTGCTCGCCCCGGTCACGACCACCGAGATCCATGCCCACTGGGCGATCGACGCTCCACCGGCGATCGCTCCGCTCGAGGCCGAGATCCACGCCCGATGGGTGATCCCCGAAGCGCCTAGCACCGCGACGGCCGAGGTGCCCGCGGCCGGCAGCACGGAGCTCCACCAGCTCGCGGCCGCGGTCACCGACCTGCGAGGCGAGCTCGCCCGGCTCCGACCCGAGATCAACGTCGACGCCCGGGGTCTCGACCCGGTCGCCGCCGCGCAGGCCATCGACCGTCAGCTCGCCTGGAGCACCCGGTGACCATCACCGCCGACTACCAAGCCGAGATCCGCGGCGTCACCATCGGTGCCGGCACCGACTACCCGACGATCACGAAGCCATGGGATGGGGTCGCCGACCTGGCCGGGGTGCGTGCGACCGAGACGAAGCTCCCGGTTCGTGACGGGGTCCGATCCGGCCAGGAGCTCTACAGCTCGAAGCTCCTCACCTTCCAGCTGCTCGTCGCGGGCAGCAGCCCAGCGGACGCACAGACGCTCCTCTCGACCTTGAAGACCGCATGGCTCAGATCCTCCACCGACGTGCCACTCGACCTGCGCCTGCCCGGCATGACAGAGACGACGCTGCGGTACTACGGCCGGCCCCGCGACCTGCAAGCCGATCTCCGGTTCCTCGAGCAGGGCAGCATCGAGGTGATCGCCCACTTTCTCGCCACCGACCCGTACACCTACGGCGCGGAAGTCACCACCAACGTCACCACCTCGGCGACCGTGGGCAACGCCGGTGACGTCGAGGGCTGGCCGACCCTCGTCATCAACGGTGCCGCGACGTCGCCGTTCAGTGTGACGGTCGACGGGCACACGATCTCGTTTGCGACGACGATCGGCGTGGGCCATTCGGTGACGGTCGATACGAAGGCGCGCACCGCGGTGACGGACGCAAGCGTGGACGTGTACGGCTACCTGGCGGTGTCGCCGGACTGGGCGCCGGTCCCCTCGGGTGGTTGCACGGTGAGCCAGTCGGGTGCTGCGAGCGTGGACGTGAAGCTCCGTCCCGCCTACCTGTAGGGAGCCTGGGTGCTGTCGGACTATCAGCGGAACCGGATCGCGAACCACTTCTACCGCAACTCCTCCCAGACCCCCGCGGCGACGCTGTACATGGCGTTGCACACGGCCCAGCCGAACGTGGACGGGACGGTCGACAACGAGGTGAGCGGCGGGTCGTACGCCCGGCAGGCAGTGGCGTTCGGTGCACCGACTGCGGGTGCGATGGTCGCCAGTGGTGATGTGACGTTCTCGTCGCTCGATGTGGAGACGATCGAGTGGATCTCGATCTGCGACGCCTCGACCGGAGGCCATTGGCTGGTGGCGTACGACAACAGCACGATCGTGACGACGAGCGGCGAGTCGATCGTGATCCCCGCGGCGAAGATCCTGCTCACCGTCCCCGCGTCCTGAGGTGGTCGACCAGACCCTCACCTACACGGGCGCGGTGCAGACGGTCACGGTGCCGACCGATGCGACGGGGGCGACGATCCATTGTGCGGGGGCGCAGGGCAACGGAGTGATCGCAGCCACTTCCTACGCGGGTGGCGGGCAGGGCGGCGAGATCACCTGCGACCTGGACGGCCTGACCGCGGGCGACACGCTCTACTGCTACGTCGGCGGCCGCTCAGCCGACCACACGATGACGAGCGCGCCGACCGACGCCGGCTTCAACGGCGGCGGTCAGGGCGGGATTCAAGGCGGTGGTGGCGGTGGCGGCGCCACGGATGTGCGCTGGCCGACTGACACGATCGCGAATCGTCGGATCGTCGCTGGTGGTGGTGGTGGTGACGGGCTCGGACAGGACCCGGTTACCCCACCGTTTCCGTTCTCCTCCCGGACGGGCGGCAGCGGCAGCGGCGCCGATGGTGACGCGGGCCAGGACGGAGTCCGCACCAACGGCGGCAACCCCGGTGGCGGTGCAGGCGGCACTTCAAGCGCTGGCGGTACCGGTGGTGCTGCCGGCGGCGGGACCTCCCAGGCCGGCGAGGACGGCGACACCGACGCGACCGGAGCCGGTGGCGATGGCGGCATCGACCTCGGTGCCAGCGACTTCGGCGGCGGCGGTGGTGGCGGCGGGTGGCACGGCGGCGGCGGTGGCGGCCGCTGCGACCTCCAGAACAGTCCCGGCGGGACCCTTCGGGCCGCGGGCGCGGGCGGCGGCGGTTCGGGTCACGGCACCGGCGTCAACCAGTCGACCACGACCGGCACACGCACGGGTGACGGGCTGATCGAGATCACCTGGATCTACGGCGACCAAGGCCCCTGGGTCGGCGTCGTACGCAACGGATGATGGAGAACGATGACTGACAACGTGGCGATCACCGCCGGGACCGGCACCAGCATCGCAACCGACGACATCTCCTCCGTCCACTACCAGCGGGAGAAGCTGGCGCTCGGCCCCGACGGCACCTGGACCGCGGACCTCGCCGGCCGCGACCTCGGCAGCGGCAGCGGTGCCGCCTATGTCGACCCGCGCCCCAAGGACGCGGCGTTCAGCGTCACGCCGACGATCTCGACGAGCGCCTACGCGGCCGGAGACTGCATCGGCGGCATCCAGACCCTCACCGGCGCCGCCCGGGCCACCGGACTCGCCGTCATCGTCCAGTCGATCTTCGTGCTCGACAAGACCCAAGCCCAACGGGCTGCGATCGACCTCATGTTCTTCGTCGGCGCCAGTGCACCCACCGCCGCCGGCGACAACAGTGCGGCCGCGTTCTCCGACGCCGACATGGCGAACTGTCGTGGCATCGTCCCCATCGGCCCGTACAACACCGCGTTCCCCGGCACGCCGCTGAACAGCTTCTCGACGCTCGCACCACTGGGGTTGAAGATCAGCACCAGCGGCAGCGCCGACCTCTACGTCCAGGCCATCGTGCGTGGCACCCCGACCTACGTGTCCACATCGGATCTCGTGTTCATGTACGAGCTCGACCAGCGGTGATCCCCTGGGACTACGAATGGCGCGCCGAGGTCGCACCGGAGGACACCCGCGCCTACCCGACCGCCGGTGCACCCACCGTCCACTCCGGTGGCAGCGCGGCGAACGGGTCGTTCACCTCGGCACGCGAACGCCGCCATTCCGGCCGCCTCGCCTACGACCTCACCATCCCCGCCGACGTCATCGGCACCGCGACACCGTTCACGGTCGACTGGGCGCTCCGAGTCGTCACCGGTGCGACATCGTCGTCCGACTACAAGGTGTACCTGAACGTCGGTGACGGCACGAAGAACATCGACGTCCTCTTCGGCACCAGCACCACATGGATGATCGGCGCGTCGACGACCAGTCAGTCGGTCTCGCTCACCACGCAGACGCTCATTCGGGTGCTGCACAACGCGGCCGGCCAGTTCAAGCTCCTCGCGAACGGCGTAACACTGTTCGACTGGCTGACGGGCTACGCGAACGCTCGGCGCGGCTGGCAATGGGGCACCGACAAAGCGACGGCCGACGCCTACTTCTACGGGCAGCGGTGGGTGATCGGCCGGGCCGAGGAGACCGACTCGCCCCGCCTCTACATGCCCGGCGTCCGGTCACCGCGCGCGCTGCTCGCCGCCTGACCCGAGAGGAGCCAACGAGTGTCGCTCCTTCTCCTCTTCGGTGGTGGCGGTGGTGGTGCCACCGAGATCACTCAGACGCTCTCGTTCTCCTCGCCGGGCGGGATGCTCACCGTCACCCCCGCCGACCCCCAATCGCAGACCCTCGCGTTCACGAGCCCGGGTGGGCAGCTCGCCATCCAGCTCACCGCGAGTCATCTCACCGACCAGACCACACCCATCCCATGGCGGCTGATCGTCGTCGACCAGGACTGCGCCCGGTACGCCGAGACGATCGTCGCCGACATCGACGCCGAGCTCGCCCTCAACGACATCGGCGCCCTCTCCTTCACCATCCCCATCGACGACCCCATCGCGCCCCATTGCACGATCCTCGACCGGTACGTGCAGCTCTGGCACGGACCCCTCTTCATCGAGACATGGCAGATCATCCGCACCCGCCAGACCCGCGACAACGACACGGGCGCGCGCCTGGCGTGCGAGTGCAAGACGCTCGAGTACCTGTTGACCCGCCGGCCCATCGGCCCCGCCGGACGTAGCCGCTGGTCCAGTCGCGAGACGGGGGCGAACGCCAACCAGTTCTTCAACCCGTCCTTCGAGCAGGGACAGAACTGGTGGTCGTTCGAAGCCGACGGTGCCAGCATCGCCTTCCCCTCAGAGCATCCCTACGACGGCGAACGCGTCGCCCGCATCGACCAGACCACCGCCAACAAGAACACCTGGCTCCGCCAAGACTTCACCTTCGCGTCCGGCTACCCCGAGGGCTCCCAGGTCTCCTTCTCCGCTCGCGTCTGGGTCAACTCCACCGGCTACGTCGGCACCGCCATCAACGGGCGCCTCGCCTACATCGAGGCCTACGACGTCTCCCTCGGCGAGGTGATCGACAAGCTCGAGATCACCTGGCAGGACGACTACCCCTTCGACGCCTGGTTCCAGATCTCAGGTTCGCTCCACGCGATCAACGGCCGGTCCATCACGTTCCGGTGCCACTTCTACGGGCAGGGCGGCGCGACGTTCTTCGACGACATGGTCGCCATCTTCGACGACCGGCTCGCCTACCAGGACGACGACCCCGTCACCATCGTCTACGACCTCGTCGCCAAGTCCCAGGACGCCGGCCTCGGGATGCGCGACGCGAACATCGACGCCCCCGCCACAACGGTCCTCGCCGGCAACGTCCGCGACGCGACGATCTGGTACCGGGACCACACCACCTACTGGGAAGCCATCCGACGCTTCGACGAGCTCGACGTCGCCATCACCACCTCACCGACTGAACGGCTGTTCAGGACGTGGTACCCGCAGCGTGGCACCGACCGCCGCCTCGCGTGTGTGGCCGAGCTGGGTCGGAACATCACGACCTACGACTGGGCTTCCGATGGTGAGAACGCGGCCGACGTCGTCGTCACCCTCGGCGAAGGGTCCGGCGACCTGAGAGAGGAAGGCGTCGCCGTCGCCAACGGTGCCGCCACTCCATCAGCATCCACCGAGTTCGACACGTCCTGGTACCAGATCCTCGACACCCCGGCCGTCACCACCGGCAAGCTCTCCGAGTTCGCCGCTCTCAACCTGCCCGCCATGACCGACCCGGTCACCGTCGAAGTCACCATCGCCGACCTCGACGACTGGTTCGACTTCCTCCGCCCCGGCGACACGATCTGGTACCGCATCCACGAAGGCGCCGTGAGCATCGACGCCGCCTACCGGGTGTCGAAGCTCCACGCCCGGCCCCTCGAGCAGACCCTGACGATCACCGCCGACCCGGCAGGGTTGAACGCCCGGCCGCAGGTGGCCAAGTACCTGGCCGACCTCGACCGTCGGGTGGGCCGCATCGAACGCTCCACCCAACCGGAACGGAAGCGTCCCGATGCCCCGGAGGTCATCTTCTCCTGGGGCACCCTCGTCACCCGCGAGACCGGACCGTGGACGTTCCGCCGGCGGACCCGGATCAACCGGTGGACTGCCGAGCTCAACGTCGCCGGCAGCACCTCCACCACGGTGATCGTCGCGAACGCGTCGGGGACGATCGCCACCATGACGATCCCGGCCAGCGAGTACGGCATCGGCGTCTCCGCGCCCGGCGTGTACCTGCCCGACGATCAGGTCACCGCCACCGTCACCACCGCCGGCACCGATGCGACCGACCTCGTCGTCAAAGGCTGGGAGTAGAGCATGGGCTGTCAGCCGGGCTGTGTCCGACTCCAGACTGCGGTGCTCGCCCACTGGGCGGACGCCACGTACAACGCCGGCTGCTACAACCCGGCCTCCAAGCTCGACGGCAGCAACACGCCGTCGGCCCATGCGCGCGGTGAGGCCATCGACATCGGGATCAAGACGGCCTACCGGGGTCGGAACTCGACCGGGCAGACGATTTTCGGGTGGCTGCATTCCCAGCGGGCTCGCCTCGGGATCGTGCAGCTGATCTACGACAACCAGATCTGGTCGGCGTCGAACCAACCGAACCTCATCCGCCCCTACACCGCGAACGCCCACCATGACCACGTCCACTGCCAGCTGAACCCGACCGCGGCCCGCGACGCCACGCTCAACGTCGGCATCGGCGCGAGCCCCACCCCCGACGTCCCCCAGGAGGACGACGATATGACCGAAGATCAGGCGAAGCAGCTCGCCGCGGTGCACGCGTTCATGGTGAACCTGAGCCTGGACGGCGCGCTGAACACGATCGATGCCCACGTCGCGGCGCTGGACAAGAAGGTCGACAAGGCCATCGTGCTCGCCACGGCAGCCGCCGACGATGTGCATGCGGTGCGCCAGAAGCTCGACGCCTAGATGAGCCGCATGGAAGACCGGGCCGGGATCTCGATCGAAGGCCGCGTGAACCTCCTCGAAGCCGACATGGACCGCCACGAAGCGCTCGTCAACGCCCGTCTCGCCTCCATCCAGCGCACCCTCTTCGCCGTTCTCTTCTTCCTCCTCACTGCATTGGGGGGATTGGCCGTGAACCTCGCCACGATCAAGTGACCAGCCTCGACCGGGCCACCCGACTCACCCGTGTCCTGGTCATCTTCACCGCGGTCCTCACTGCCGCGGTCCTCGTCGTCTCGATCTGGGCGTGGCAGATCCAGCGCGACACCCGGTCGCGCAACGACCATCAGGACGAGGTCGCCTGCCAGGCCGCGAAAGACCGCCGGGCCGAGCTCCAGTCCTCACTCGAAAAGTCCTTCGGAATCCTCATCGACCGCATCGTCGCCAACACCGACGACCCGGCGCGCGCCGCCCCGATCGGCGAGCAGACGAAACAGACCATCGCCGCCGAGCTCGACAAGGCCCTCGCCCGGAAGCCGGCGTCGTGCATCGGCATCGACTGACCAATCAGGGGGAACCAGTGATCTTCAAACGGGAACCAGCCCTCAATTGAGCCCCTGTTCGATCGACGGCTGTCACAGGCCGTCCTGGGCGCGTGGATGGTGTTGCACGCACTACCAGCGGTGGCGCCTGCATGGCGATCCTGCGACCAGAACCGTCTACGACCTTCCCATCGAGGATCGGTTCTGGGCGAAGGTTCGGAAGAGCACTGACTGCTGGGTGTGGATCGCGGGCCGGACCCCCTTCGGTCATGGCATGTTCTGCGTGGATGGCGAGGACATCGGCGCGCACCGGTTTTCCTACCAGCTGGCGAACGGGCCGATCCCCGAGGGCGCGCACATCCTGCACCGCTGCGACAACCCGCCATGTGTCAACCCGTCCCACCTCTACGCGGGGAGCCACCTCGACAACATGAGGGACCGGCACGCGCGCGGTCGCTACGACTCCTTCCCGGGCGAGAGCAACCCAAACCACTGCCTCACCGAAGACGACGTTGTCCGCATGCGCGCCCTCTACGCGTCGGGGAACTGCCCACAGCGAGAACTGGCACGCCTGTTCCACATCTCACAGACGCAGGTCGGGCGCGTTGTCCGCCACGAATCATGGGAGCACGTTGCATGAAGTCCATCTTCAACAGGGAGCCAAGCCTCATCCTCGGCGCGCTTCAGGCGATCCTCGCCCTTGTCCTCGCGTTCGGCGTCGACCTCTCCACCGAACAGGTCGGGGCGATCCTCGCCGCCAGCGCCGCGGTCCTCGCGGTCGTGACCCGGCAGGCCGTGAGCCCGGTCAGCAAGTGACACCACCGCAGATCCCGGACTCGGGGCAGATCAGTCCCGACCAGTTCGCGGACTTCGCCCGCGCCTGGGTGCAGCTCTACACCGAACGCGGCGACGTCATCGACGCGCTGCAGAAGCAGGTGGACCTCACCCCGGCGGGGATTCGGTCGATCGACAGCTTCGATGGGGCCGACGACGATGCCAAGCTCGACGCCGGGCTCGCCTGGTCCGCCCAGGTCGATCTGTCGCCCGCGGTCGCGCTCGGCCGTCGCGTGCGCCTCACTCGACGCCCCAAGCTCTTCAAGGGTGCCACCATCCTCGGCCTTCCCGGTGCTGCCGTGGAGCAGCCCCGCGCTGGTGACCCATACGCGGCGAAGATCGAGTGGCGACCCGCCGCGGAGAAGGACCTGCCCCTGTTCTTCGCCGACAACGTGAAGCTCGAGGCCGTGAAGATCGGCAACGTCGCCATCGACGCATCCGGTGTGGCGGAAGCCAACATCTTCGGCTGTCGTGGTAACGGCCAGTGGCAGGTCTGCGTGTTCCGCGACATCGGCATCGCCAACGTCCGCGATGCGATCGGCAACCCCGGCAAGCAGATGGCGCTTACCGGGAGCACGTTCGACGGGTTCTGGAACATCAACAACTACACCCGTTCCGGCCTCACCCTTGCCGGTAGCGACAGCAACCTGTGGAACTCGGGCAAGCTCCTCCTCGACTCACCCACCAGCATGATGAAGGGCGCCTACCACGCGAAGACATCGTGGCTCTCGAAGAGCACCCTGTCGCTCTATCTCACGGCCGAAGGCTCCGCGCCGGGCCTGATCGTGGACGGCAACGATGACAGCTACGAGCTCGTCGTCATGGTCTCCACCGTCGAGGGTCGCAACGCCGGCCAGGCCAACACCGGTCCCGTGGTCGTCCATGAAGGCTCCGAGGCGC